TATCAATAATAATACTTTTAAATTCGTGTTTTCCTTTGGCTAATTCACTACACGCCTCAAGAAATGTTTCCCAAGAGTTTATATTTATTTTATAAACATCTAGTTGATTTAATCCCGATTCGGTCGCTAAATAAATCGGTTTATCAAACTTACTACATAGCGTTGACTTTCCAATCTTTGCTCTACCATAAATCAATATAACCTGCTTTGATAAATTTGAAACTATACCACTTGTTTTAACAGGTAATTCCATATTTCCTCCTTTTTAAAATCCTTCACCATTTCTCTCCGCCACCATCTCCGCATTCCCTAAATCCAGTTTCACACTCAAAACCTTTTTCTTTAAATCCCCAAGTAAGCCTTTAAAATATACTTGCACGCACTTGGAACATAACTTCTGCCAAACTACCTTCTTATTAACTATTAACTGTGTAGGCACTAGATAAAATATATCCCCTTCCTTAATAATATTATGGCAACCAAAGTTCTCGCACCTTTCAACCTTAGTAGCTCTATCTATTTGGTAAGGGAAGTCAAAGGAATAATGTATCATAAAGCCTCTTCAATTTTTATTAGTTGCTCCTCAAGTTTTTCTAACTTCCTACCAATTAATTCTAAAACTTTTAATAATTTAATCTCAAATTCTGTCATAGTAATTCTCCAAAATGAAGTGGCTACCTGAGTAGCGGAAAGGCTCATCTAACCGCTTTTGTATCTTTCGGAGACATTCCCAGGTAGCCACAAAAAAAGCACTCAAGGTTTTTTCCCTAAGTGCTAATACTTTTATTTTATGAGCTTGGAACATTTTGTTTATCTCCGAATTTGTGTATCAAAAATTATTATAGTACTAATTTATGTTTTGTCCAGCTTTATTTTGACTTTCTTTTCTGCGTTCTCTATCCTGAATAATTGTTGAGATGTGGAATTGCAAACTATCTGCAGTGTTCTCGTCTATAAACAAACTAACTGAATACTCCGTAACTACAAACTTTATGTCATCCCCGGACAATCTTATCTGAATATTCTGGAGATTATCCTTGCCAACTCCTTTTTCTAAATCTTCAACTGAGTATTTCATACTTCCCCCCCTTCAACTAATAACGCAAAACATTCTTTGCAATATAACAATCCATCTTCATCAATCATTTCTTCTTTAATAAAATCTTCATTACAACGCTCGCATCTAAATAAATGTTCTTCATAAGGTTCACTACACATTATTAACCTCACTTTCTGTCAATGTTCGGAAAGGCAAAACCAGTTTATAACCACATCCTTTGTTAATACATAAAAATAACCTTTCCATTACATTATCATTCTTCCTAGCGTAATGTCTTACTATTGCGGACTTCTCTTTGCAATTCGGGCAAAACTCCAAGCGATGAGCCTTTCCTTGAGCCATTTTAAGCCTCCTTTTTAACTTCTTTTTTCCATTCATAACCGCACCGTCTGCACCAAAAAGCCTTCCTTTTCTTTTGGTATAATATCCCTTTACTTTTACACTCTGGACAAATTGGTTGTGTCATTTTAAACCACCTCCTTAAATAAATGAACTTCAATTAAATCTAACTCCTCAAACTTAGAAACTAGCTCCAGAAGTTTATGAGCATTGTCCAACTTAACTTCCAGGCGTTGTGTCTTTCCTGCCTCTTTGAATACCACCTTAGCAATAAACATTATTTCTCCTTTCTTATTTAATTTCATTTCTACTTTTTAATATCTTTAATTTTTCATTAGGTAAAGTCATAAAAAGATAATCGCATTTGAATAATATTTCTCTAAAGAATGAGTGGCTTATTATCTTATATTCTTTTGGTTCTAGTATTATTATATGTTGATTTTTAAACTCTTGCATTTTCTTCTCCTTTCTATATGCTCGCTTTCGCTCGCATAAAACCAAAACCTTTTTTTAATAAATTAACCTTTACCCAGAAAATACTTTACATTCTTTATCCAGTTTACATTAAGCCCTTGCGGGTCGTTTCTAGCCCCTACAGGGCAATATCTACTTCCAAGGAAGGATATCAGGTCTTTACCTTTATAATCCCGCCTTGCGTGTGCTATGGTGTTTAAACAGGCTTGTCTGGGGCTTGTGTGCTTATAATGAGCTAATATACCATAGGGGTGGCTTGTTTTAGCCCCACCTTCGGCTTTATAGATAGCATTAGCAATTTGCTCATTGGTATATTCAATCTCTTCTGTCTTAACTACCTGAGCATAAACTAAACTAGCAAACAGGGTAAAGAGTGCCACTGCTAAGACATAACGCCAAGTGTATATCATTCTCTCCCTTTCCGGCAAGTTGGCTTGCCTTTGTGTTATAATACGCATCTTTTAGCTATTGACACAAATAAATCTTCTTGCCAGTTATTCTGCCATTTCTGAATTTTCTTGACGCTCCAGCCATTTGAATCCCTGAATCCGGCTTTTAAGTAATAACCTGCGCCCATTGAATATTTTTCTCTGTGTTCATCTTTTGGGCTCCAATAACTTTTATTTTCTTCTGTCATTGGTTTCCCGTTATCGTTTATCGTTGGCGGTGTTTCAAGGTGTTTAGTTTCGGGAATCTTACCGCATAGCTTGCGCATCTCTTTAAAATTGTCCCGGTTGCTCAACGAATAACCTAAAATAACCGTTTCAATGGTGCGATGACTAAAATAATCGGTCTGGCTATCGCTTTCGTCCTGGTCGTGTTCGGCTATGATTAAGGCTTTCGCTTCTGCTGGTATATGCTTAGCAAATAACTCTTTGCCCTGCTCAATTAGCCTTTGGCGGTTTTCTCCGGCTAATTTCTGCCTTGCTTCGCTATTCTTGCGCTTGGCTTCGGAGCTTTCCCAAAGTGCTAAAACTTCGTCCGGCGTTTTTATTTCATCTGTAATATAAGTCTGAATCCTGTCATCTTGCTTCTGGCTTATATGTTTTAAGGTATAAGCTTGCTTTTGATTCTGCGTTAAGTCATCTAGGGAAACGGAAAGATATGTTGCGCCGTAAAAAGCAAATCTTTCGCTAATTCCCAGGTTTTTAACAATAACATATTTTGTGTTGTTATATCCGTTAAGCTGTAAAACTGTCCCAATTGGTAAACTGTTCCTGGCTTCGTTTTCATTGACTCCGCAAGGTTTTAATCCTCTACTCCCGATTTCGTATATCATTTGAGCCTCCTTTATTGTGGTGCGGTTAAAGTGTATTTAACAAGTTGTTTAAACTTTCCCTGCTCCATAATATCCCCTGCTCGTCAAAACACCAAGCCATCTTTTTATCTTCAATGTATTTTAACATCTTTTTAGCTATCTTCTTTGTTGCTTGGCTATGTTGCTGGATTATTATTTCCATCTCTGCCTCCTCCGCTTTATGTTGCTTGGTTATAAACTATATTCCATTTGGAATAAGCCTGGTTTAACACCTACTAATCTAAATTCATATTGAGGGTATTTATCCATAAGATTACCCTGTAAATCTTTTAATTGAGTATACTTACCGTATAAATTACAAGGCGTGCCTGGTATTTGGAACGGCTTCCAGTTCCATTCTCTCTTTGTCTGCTTTTCCATTTCTTACCTCCGCTTTATTGGTTTAACTTCTCTTTCCCTCTACAATCTAAGTATAACAGATATTGTGTGTGTGTCCAGTATTATTTTACTTATTTTTTCTTAAAACACCCAAAACCACAAGTTAACATAACATAACTTTATCCCTTAAAATCCTCCTCTATGGTTTTTGGCAAGGTAACAATAACTAATCCAGGTTATTTGAGCCGGAATAAAGATAAATCAAAAAAACCTAGTAATTAAAACTAATAATCTTTGACCTCTACTTTTTACCCTATTTATTCATACCCAAAACTTACTCCCAAATGATATATACTCTTGGCACACTACACCAAAACTAAACCAAAAACAAACCAAAATCTAGATTACCAAAATACATTACCAATAGTCATTATATACTATAGTCATTTGGTAATCTATTTGGTAATCTAATTTTGACTGGTTTTGGGGTAAATTAATCATACCCATTATTGATAACCAAACTGATTTAGGGTTTTGGTAATGTGGTAATCTAGGGTATAGGATTATACTGGCTAGAGCCAAGAAAACCCAGTCTTGAGGCTCTTAGGCACTAAGTTTTGTTCTATATTATGTTAAGGAAGGTTATTTATCCTCTTGTGCCTTGATAGCCTGGATTTGAGCTTCACGCTGGGAAAAATAGTTTAGCTTTGGGGTTATTTTGGCGGGTAAAACAAAGGATTCTAAGCGTGGACTATGTTATACTCTATATTAGAGCTAAGGCAAGACAGAGGATAATACAATTTATAATCTATTAAGATAAAAAGCTTTATACCTTGCTTTAGCTTTACTAACCTATGACACTCAAACAAAAACTCACCATAAAGAACCTACCTAAAAATGGTTATAATATATCTAAATCAATGCGTTTAGCTGGTTATACTGAGCAAACATCAAGAGCTGGAAGTCAATATAATACTTTACGAAAATATACTAGGGATTATTTTGATGCGGATAGTATCAAGAGAGATATAAAATATACCTATAAACTAGCTAAGAAAGAGAAAGATATCACAAATATGAACCGCAACCTTGAGCATCAGGCTAAAATATCAGGTATTATCGTCGACAAAACCGAGGAACTAAACAAGCAAGCCGACAAAGTAGTTATTGTATACGCTGATAAAGCTAAGAATATAACCGATATTACCTAAACTATTGGTATCACTACACATAAAAGTTAACATAATATATCTTATAGGAAGTAGGCTATGAACATAGACAGTATCATAACAGCCATTGATAGAATAGACAGCGATAGGGATAAGATAGAACAGCGACGAGCAGATAGGGTTAGGAGTAGGGCGATAGAAGAACACCGCCACCCGACCCCTTTAGGTTATAACTATAACTATATAGGCACACAAGTACCAAATGCTATTTTAAAACCCCTTACTAATCAGGGACTTGGTATTTAGATGGCTCTAATTTAGGTTTCTAAGGGGCAAGGTTAAATGATTATGGTTAAAAGAATACTCTGCTACTTACTAGGGCACAAATGGGACAGGATTCATTTAGTTTGCGCCAGGTGTAAAGAGCCGTATTTTAAGTTTGGTAAGGCTAAGGTTTAGGTTTTGATTTTGTTTTTTAATTACTGGTTTTGGTTTTAAGCGAAGCTTATGAAAGTAAAGACAATAAATTTATTACCACCATACCCAGCCCAGGCAGGAATAGAACATGACCCCCACAGATTTAGAGTTCTAGCTTGCGGAAGAAGGTGGGGTAAATCAAACATGGCTATGAGAGAAGCATTTCAAATGCTACTTAGAGCCTATGAGATAGATGGGAAACCACACAGAGGTTGGATAGTTAGCCCGACTTTCCCACTAGTAAGAGAAGATTGGCTTATTGCTGAAGACTTACTTAAAGACGCTATTACCAAGAAGAGTACCACTGATATGCGAATGGACTTCAAGCCCTTTGGGTTTATGGAGTTTAAGTCGGCAGATAGAGATGATGAGGGGCTTAGAGGTGCGGGGTTAGATTTCTGTGTGGTAGATGAGGCAAGCAGGGTAAGTCGCAAGGCTTGGGAGCAAGGTATTAGACCCGCTCTTTCTGATAAGTTGGGTAGGGCAATATTTATCTCTACGCCCAAAGGTAGGAACTGGTTTTATGAGTTATGGGTTAAGGGGCAGACAGAGAACCCAGATATTAAGTCTTGGAAATACTCAACCTTTGATAACCCCTTCTTTCCAGAGAGTGAGAAGAAAGTATTAACAGATTCAACCCCAGAGATGATTCTGCTCCAAGAATACTATGCTGACTTCCTAGAAGATGAGGCTACGGTATTTAGAAATCTTGAGAAGTGTTTGAAAGGTGAACTTCAAGGGAATAACGATAAGGAAAGATACTCCATAGGAGTCGACTTAGGAAAAGCTGAAGACTTTACTGTTATTACTGTAGTTAAAGAATCTACCGGTGAGATAGTTTATGTTAATAGGTTCAATAAGATAGATTGGTCGTTACAGAAGGAACATATTAAGGCGGTCTGTAAGGTTTATCGCCGGAATATAGTTCATATAGACTCGACCGGATTAGGTAGCCCGATAGTTGAGGATTTAAGTAAAGCAGGACTAGTAGTTAGGGGCTTTATATTTACCAATACTTCTAAACAGATTTTGATTGAGCAGTTAGTTGTAGCAATAGAGCAGAAGTTATTGTCTATACCTAACGTTTTGGAAACAAGGTTTTTGATTGAAGAACTTAAGTGCTTTAGTTATGAGTTATTACCTTCGGGGAAGTTGAGGTATGAAGCACCTGAGGGGTTACACGATGACGGGGTAATTAGTTTAGCCCTGGCTATTAGGGGTATGTCTTATGCTCTTTACAAACAGAATGAAGAACAGAAGATTAACCTACCAAGAATGTCTCCGGCTTGGTTAGAACGGAAAAGTTTTGAAGAAGAGATTAAACATAATATGGGATTGCCAAGAAGATTACGGAGGGAGCCAGCAGGGCTTGCGTTTTCATGACAGATAAAGAAGAAAAAGATTTATTGGATAAGTTAGGTAAGTTTATGGTGGATACTTCCAACCAGATAAAAGCCTTGATGCTTTTAATACGTAATCAGCAAGTAGATATAGAGAACTTAAAAAAGAATTTAAACCAGAATAGGATATTAGTTAAACACTAAGGAGGGTATGATGCCAGTCTAGACGAAGGAAACCGCAAAGGAAATAGAAAAAGAAATTGCAGCACAAAAAGCAGGTGAAGTATTAGAAGCAAAACAAGCAGCAAAAGAAGCCAAGGCTGAAGCGAAAGAGAAAAAAGAAAATCCTAATGTAATTAATAATACGGGGAATGTTAAATTTACTGAGGCGTAATTAATGATTGCTATTTCTGCGGATAAAATAAAAGCTTGGAGAATAGAAATTGACCAAGCTGAAAAGTTTAAGGAAGATGAGTTTGGTACTAATTCTCAGAGTTCAATAAAAGGGGTTGGAGAGAATATTGGGTACTTCGAGAATGGGTATTCTGCTAGATACTTACAAGAGTATTCTAAGATAGACCCGAACTATTTAGTCCCTCTAAACATTATCTACCCCGTAGTCAAGAATGTAATTCCTTCTCTTTATTATAAGAACCCTTTTATCGTAGCTATACCTAAGAGGAAACAAGATGAGGATTCTGCCTCTTATGTTACCGCTATTGACAATCACTATTACAAACAACTCGATGTTAAGAGGGTAAACCAGCAGGTTATCTTTGATGCCTATGTTTTAGGTATGGGAGTTTGCAAATTAGGTTACGCTACCAAGTTTGGTTCGGATATTGAAGATGTAGATTTAGAAAAGAGTAGGGAAAAAGAAAAGAAAGTTGGGTTATTAGAAAAACTGGGTTTGAGGAAGCCTAAAGAGGTAGAAGAATTACCTAAGAATGTAGAACCCAATGAGTTTATCTTGGCAGAAAATCCTTATGTTACCTGGGTTAATCCGTTTAACTTTGGCATAGACCCTTCCGCTAACTCAATCTACGAAGCTAACTATTGTTATGAAATAATCACCACGACTTTAGACAGAGTTAAGAGTAATAAGAATTATAAGAATACGAAAGACCTAAATGGTTCAGACCTAGACCCGACCTTTCAAAAAGATATTCCTTCAACACAAATAGAAAAGTTTAAACCGATTAAATTAATAGAGATTCATTATAAAACAGATGAGGGGATTAATATTCTAGTCATACCCAAAGACGAAGGTGATGATATTGCTCTTAGGCACGACCAGTCTATCTATGAGATTGATGGGTTTCAATATGAACTTCTAACTTTTAATAAACACGGACATAAACTTTATCCTAAGTCAGAGATAGATATTATTAAACCGTTAGAAGATAGAATTAATAATACCTTTGAAAATATCCTAGACCAATTAGATAAGTTTGTTTCTAAAGTAATCGTTGATGAAACTGGTATGACTGACCAGGGTAAGAAAGCTCTTAGAGATGGTCAGCTAGGTTCTATTTGTTTTAGTAATAAAAACCCTAATGAAGTAATTAAAGAATTAAATATGGTGCAGGTCAAAGGCGACCTGATGGTCTTTATAGACAAGATGGTTGATATTATTTCTTTAGAGACCGGCATCACTAGGGCGCAACTTACCGGATTAACTTCTGCCGAAACTGCTACTGAAGCTCAGATAGGTCAGGCAGGTTCTAATTTAAGAACTTCAGATAAAGCCGATATGGTTGCGGACTTCTCCAATCGTCAAGGTAGGAAGTTATGGCAGGTTATTAAACAGTTTGTAGACCTTGAGGAGATTGAGTTAATTACGGGTGATACCGCTTTTGATGATGTAACTGGAACCCCAAGATTTTCTTGGTTAGCCCCGATTGACCCGACAATGAAAGAGAAGTTAATTCAAGGTGAGTATGATTTTCAGATTGAAGTTGGTTCTACGCAAAAACCTGATTTACCAGTGCTTAGAAAACAGGTTGAGAATATGGTAAATATCTTAGGTGGTAAGGGAGTATTAGAAGCCTTTGCTGCTCAGGGATATAAAATCGAACTCGCTGAGATATTCAAGAAATACTTACAGATGTTCCCTGATGTATTTACGAATATTTCTAGGATTATTAAACCAGTTCAGCAACAACCAATGTTACCTCCTCCAGGACAACCACCTCAAGGTGGACAACCTGCGGGAACAGGCGGTGCAGGTGTAGGCGCAGTGCCTCAACAAAGACAATCTAACGCTCCAACACCGGCAGATATTATTTCAAGTATGGGGGGCGAACGGGGAGGCGTTATGCCAACTGCTTAATGGGAAATCAAAGATACAACCTAGAAACTCATAAGTGGGTTGAAGTAGATGATATAAGAAAAGACCCCAACGCTGGACTTAATGGACCTGTATGGTGTCCAGAAAACGGTTACTTTGACCCAGTATTAAATAAAAGATTTGAAAGTAAAGATGAGAAACGCCAGTATATGCGTGAGAAGGGTTTAAAGATGGAGAATAAATATCATCCAAAAGATAAACGGGGGGTATTATATTTTCATAACAAGTAAGGAGGAAAGATGGGGAATATGGTAATTAAAGGTGGTAAGGGTCAGGCAATAGGAATGAAGATGGCAAAGCAACCAAGTAAGGGTGGACCAAGAGATGGATGTTTTAGGGATATTGCTCCAGCAAAAGATAATCCAGGTAATCCTTATACTAATCCTGCAAAAGCTGATAAGACTATGCAGGGAACACCGGCAGTTAAAGGTAAACTAGGTTAGGAGGTTATTATGGGATGTAATAAAAAAGGTAAAAAGAAAAAGGGATATTAATATGTCTGGTGAATTGGCTAAAGCATTAGCAAGTAAGATAGGTGATGTTAAGGATAGTGACGCTTTATTAACTGCTATGAAATCTTTACTTATTTTATTACTAACAGATGCACCTGAGCCAGAGCTTAAAGACGAAGATGATATTTTAATGGAAGGTATGAAAGATAGGGTAACTGGCAGACGTAAGTTTTCAAGTCTTGCCAATGAACTTATCGCTAAACCTTCATAATCGGTTTTGAGATTAACCGTTGAAATCTCTTGGGGCGACCCACAATCCACGTAAGGAGTAGAAATGGCAGATGAACAAATCGACGCACAAGATGCCCCGTCAGCATTAGGTGATGCAATATCTACATCACCAGAAGTAATTGAAGAAGCACAAGGAACTCAAGGCACGGGGACAGACCCTGATAAAACTGAAAGCCAAGAGCAGAATGTGCCGTTTAATGAACACCCTCGGTTTAAGGAGTTAATTGAGGAAAGAAACTGGTATAGACAGCAGTTAGAACGTCAAAACCAAAATCAACCTCAAGCACAACCACAGCAACCGACCACAGATGAATTTGCTGGTATGACACCAGAGGAAGAAAGATTCTGGAGAGCGATTGATGCTAGAGCTGACAAAAGAGCTGAACAGAAATTCAAACAAGTTAATCCTATGCTTGAAGCAGGAGTTAGGGAACTAACTAATATGAAAGTTCAGCAATTTAGAGAAGCTCATAAAGACATCAAAGCTAATTCCCCAGAAGAAATTCAAATAGCCCAGAAAATTCAAATGGGTTATCTTCCCGAAGATGCCTACCGTTCCGTTATGTGGGATAAAAGGTCTGCTGATGCCGAGAAACAGGCAAATAGTAACATTAAGCAGAAAATAGAAGCTAAAAAACTAGCTAATGTTGAGCAAACTTCAATTCCACAAGGTGGAACATCTCCCACAAAGAGTAAGTTGACCTTGCGACAAAGAATAGAAGCTAACGCAAAAGCATTGGGTGAGTTTTAAGTTTCTATAAACTAAGGAGTTTCTAATGGCTACGGGTAACGGCAATTTCACAAAGCTGATTACTACGACCCTTCAGAACCTTCCAGCGGAAGTTTTTGACGCAGTTTCCACAAATAACGCACTACTTTATATGCTCCAAAAAAGGGGCAACTTAAAGATAGTGTCGGGTGGGCGTTCTTTTACCCATCCTATTTACTACAAAGCTAACACTTCTTTCAAATCCTACGCTAAGACGGATACCATTGATACTCCGTTAATGGACGACTTAACCAGAGCAGAATATCCTATCAAGATTATCGCTGGTTCTGTTGTAATTTCATTGCTTGAAGAAGCGATGAATAGCGGGAACAAAGAGAAGTTAATTGACTTAGTAGAGGAAACCGTAACTCGTGCAAAGATTTCAATGGCAGAAGTTATGGGGGACCAAGTATTCGGTTCAGGAGCAGGCGATAACGATATGGATGGTTTACAGCACCTTATTAGTACGTCTCCTTCAACACAAACAGATGTAGGCGGAATTAATCCTTCTACAACTGATAATGAGTTTTGGCAGAACCAAATCGGAACTACGGCTGATTTTAGTGCAACTGCGGCTACATCTTTAGGTAAGATGTCGGCTTTAGTAGCAAATTGCACCTTTGGTCGTCAAGGTCCGAGAGTAGTTATCACAACCAAAACTTTGTATTCAGAATACGAAGGGTTATTAACTTCCAATATTCGCTATGTTACCACTGAATTAGCGGATGCTGGTTTTCAACACTTGGCGTATCAGACTATGCCACTAATCTTTGACGATAATTGTCCGAGTGGTGGTATGTATTTTGTTGATACGGACAACCTCTGGTTACAGGTATTGGCAAGAGGCAATATGGAAATGACAGATATGCAACCATCTCACGACCAGTTAATGAGGGTCGCCTTGATGTATCTGTTCGGTAACTTAACAACTGGTTCTCGTAGAACCAATGGCTACCATCCGTGGTCATAATAGGAGGATAAGATGAAAAAAATATTATTTGTAGTCTTGGCTCTCTTATTAGGATTAGGAGTAGTCAATAGTTATGCAACAAACATACCGATGGCAACTGACCCGAAGAACTATCCAACGGTATGGACTGAATTAGTCTATAATGGTTCGGGTTCAGATATTACTTCCACGACAACTGTTCTCTGGGATTTCGCAACCTCAGATTCTGATGCTGGAACAATATTTGATGATATGTGTCCGTGGATTAAAGTGGATAATGATGAAGCAAGTCCGTGGACTGCTGGTGTAACTACCGGAGCAAGTGTAGGTATTGTTAATGGAGCAGTGGGAAGAATAATTATTCGTGGTCCTGCTGTTGTCAATGGAAAAGCCAATGCTACAACTGCTAATGCATTAGTTAGTACAGATGGTTCTGGTTCAGTAATTGATGAAAGTGCCTCTGCTGGAGAAGCATTACTTGGTGTTTGTATCCAAGCTTCTGCCGCAGGCAACGACATAGAGGGCAACTTTGGAGCTGACTGGGCTCTAATTTATATTGACCCGACATTAGTTGGCGGTGCTTAATAAAGTTGAGGGGGATGGAGTAATCTGTCCCCCTCAAAACTTATGAGATATTTACTTATATTATTATTTTTATTATCTGGTTGTGCTAATACTCAATTTTATCCTACTGGAATAAAAGGTAGACAGGTAGAATATTTTAATAATTTTAGAGGTAAAGTTGTTTGTTCTAAATGCCATAAACAATGTTCTTTATTCAAAACATCTAAAGATGGTAAAACTATAATTTGTTCCGATTGTTACGATAAATATTATTGAAAATTACGTAAATGAGTTACTTATTACTTATATTTTTTTGCTTATTACCCTTTGGGGCATTTTTCTTTCGCTCAGTAGATATTTGGCACGGACAAGGACAATTTGTTCAGATAGGAATACTTATTTTATTTTGTTATTCGTTCTTTGAGAAACCCAAGAATATTCAAGTATTGAACAAGCCACTAGGTTCGTTTGTTTGTTGGGCTGGGTTAGTAACTGGTTATTGGTGGATTAAGATATTTTCAAATACCCAGCATTATCCGGTAAAAATATTTATGCCTTTTTTTAATCTCTTATGTATTGTTTTACTTTATAAAATATTAATCGAATATCTAAATAAAGAACTCATAGAAAAAATATTAAAATGGTTAAAATATAGCGTAGTATTAATTTTATTATATTCTGTTATCCAATATTTAAAAATAGATGAATTTTATAAAAGTGTTGATAAAGCAAATCCTATAAAGATTAATGAGTTAGTGGGGATAATGGGAAATAGAGGTCATTCATCAGCTTTACTTGCTATATGTCAACCATTATTTTTTAGTAAAAATAGGGAGAATATTCTTGCTTTAATTTTACTTTGGTTAATTCTTTTAACCGCTAGTTCTGCCTCTGCATTAATTACCGGATTACTGATTGTTCTATTTTGGTTGTTAATTAATAAAAAGTATAATTGGTTGTGGGCAGGGATAGTTTCAAGCTCTTCTTTATTAATTATTTTGTTTTTAAAATATTCTAGTTTTTTTGCTAATAATGGTAGATTTGAGGTTTGGGGTAAAGCATTTGAAATATTCAAGGGTAGGGCGATTACTGGAACAGGATTAGGATATTTTGGAGCATTACAAATACAATTAGGAAATACTGTTCAGAAGTTTCAACATTTACATAATGAGTGGTTTCAGGTAGCACTTGAACTTGGATTAGTAGGATTAGCATTAGCATTCTGGGTTGTTTGGGATTATTTTAAAACTTTTAAAACTATTAAAACAGATTTAACAATAAAATTATCTAGTATGTTTTTGGGATTTTGTATTTTATGTTTTTTCAGTTTCCCAGCACATCTTTGGGTAATTAGCACCTTAGCAATGTTTTTATTTTCCAGTATTTATTGTTTAAAAAATGAGGAGTTAAATAAATGTATACCCGCCTAACTTTACGCAATCGCATAGCTACAGATACAAGAGAAACTCAGATTAATACGACAATTGAAGATTATTTGAACTTAACCTTAATGGAAATACAATCTCCGGCTTG